AACGTCAGAGACCGAGTACGAGAAAACAAAAGCAAAGATGGTGGAAGTACAGAAAAGAAGAAAACACATCCTGCAAAAGATAACTCGACTTAAAACTAAAAATGGTGGTTTCTATCCCCCAGCTACAGCAGCTCTAAGTAAGAGCGCTCACGATAGGCTGATTGAGGAGATAGGATTACAAGACAAGCTTAGCCAACTATCAGTATAAGCTAGGCTACATTAGAACACTTCTAAACTACTTAACTGTAGACGCTCCCTTTTACGCTCTATTATAATTTGTATATCTGTCAATGACGGGTTGACAAACACGCATAGATTTAATATTGATTTGTTATGTTTAAATATTTTCTATTGCAAGGTAAATCAGCAAGCGGAAATTTTGTAAAAAAAGTATTCTTCACTCCCGACCAAAACAATTTAGACAGAGAAAAATCAATTACATCCTATGGAGGTTTTGAAGTTAGATATGGATTACCTCCACTTTGGATCAATGAATTAAAATATAAATCAGATCTTACTGTTTACAATGTAAGCGCTAAAGATATTGCTAAAGCAATTCTAGTTATGGATCCTAACAATAAGTATGAATATGCAACTGTATAAAACAGAAAAAAATAACAAGATCAGTATTTACACAATAGTTAATGGTAAGAAAAAACAAGTTAAAACTTACGAGCTAAACGAAAAAAGAAAAGCAAATAGATTTATAATTACAGCTACAGCTGATACACCCGAAGTTAAACAAGCTTTACTCAATGCTGATGAGACTAAAGCTATGGTAGAGCTTCAGCAGTTTAAAAATTACATACAAAAAGACAGACTTAATATTAAAAAAACTAATAAAAATTATTTAGGTTTTATAGATAATTTTATTGAACCCTACTTCGTTAACCAAGGTATAGAAAAGATTTCAGATCTTAGCTTAGGTACATTTAAAGAAACATTTATACCCATGATTACTAAAGCAAAAAATTGCAAAGGTGATTTGTTATCTAAAAAATCTGTTATTGAGATTGTTGGATTGTTCAAAAGGTTTGTTAGATATTGTGATGAAAAAAATATTAACTGTGATCTAAGGATCTTAACTTTTAAATTTTCTAGAAATGCTTTGCAAAGATACCCAGGCGATCAGTTCGTTCCATTCAAAGACCAGGTATCAACAATGATTAAGCTTACACATAACCTGCCACATAAAGCTCTGTTATATACAGCAGCTGAAACAGGAGCTAGACCTAATGAGATCTTAGGTTTGACATGGGAAAATATTGATTTCAAAAATAAAAAAATACTTATCAAAGATAGTATTGATTATAAAAATAGATTGAGAAAAGACTTCTTAAAAAATAGTGGCAGTAGAAGAATTATAGATTGTTCAGATAAATTACTTGCGCTGCTAGATACAGCATTCATCTACAAAAAAGGTGGGAGAGTTTTTAATTATTCATTAAAGGTATCCAAGAGAATAGTCCAGGATGCAGCTAAGAGAGCTGGCGTTAACTGGGTTGGCGGATTAAAACCATTTAGAAAATTCAGTAGTACACTCATAAGAAATAGTAAAATGTATTCAGACAAAGGTTTCACAACTAGGTTTGGTTGGGGTAACTTGAATACATTTAACAAACACTATGAAGGTAACCTGGATAATCAAAAAGAAAATCAAAAGCTATTAAATAACTTAAACCTTACGGAGTAATTTATGGCGCTACCACAACAAAAAATCACAGTAGATATATTTGATGAGAGAGGAAGATTAGCAAAGATGTTGCTAATACAGAGAATGCAAATAGAGGAAACTCAGACTAGAGTTGGCAATGTAATTTCTGTTTCTTTCCAACAGATACAAAAAAATGAAAGCGGGTTAAATGGTATACCCGCTGAGAAACTACTAATGATTTGTAGAGCTTTTGGTTATGACTTCGATGTTATAACTAATGGCAACCCATATGAGGAGATCAATAAAATACATTCTCCTAAAGTTAAAGCAAAGGTGCTGCATAAGTTTAAATCTATAGATCTTGTTATGCAAAGGCATAGATCTATGGCAGCTAAGTATGAAAAGATCCTGCCTGTATTAGAGCTAGAAATGAATTATCAAAAAGCTTTTCTAACTCCTCAAGATAAAAAGGCAATGGCTGAAGCTGAAGAAATGTATCAAGCTGGTGCTAGATCTGTAGTATAGACAAAAAAAAAGCGGGGCTACATGCCCCGCAAATAATCACCAAAAAAATCACCAAGTAAAAAAAACTATTTGTTATCAACGATAATTGGTCGGGGCGGCAGGATTTGAACCTGTAAACCAAACGACTAATAACTATTGATATATAACACTTCTAACCTAAATAGAAAAAAAATAATAAGCAAATATGCATACTAATTAAGCCTTATTTTATGCGATGTTTCTTATTTGAAACATTCATTTTATCACCAGCTCATCGTGCTTTTTCATGCATTGATAGTGTGCTTTTTCTTTTGTAGCAAAGACCACAAAGCTTTCAGTATTAATCATATTCTCCTGGCAATACATACACTTGCCAATATCCATGACAATCTGTTTAGGTTTCTTCCAAAGCTTTTTCTTCACTAATCTACAATTAATTTTTTAATTGAAATCGATCCATCTACGTTTTTCTCTAACTCAGCCATCGAAGTAATACATTGATAGCTTACGTTGTTAGTTGCTTGTCTCATAGCTACGCGCTTCCTAGCTAAGCATTCGCTGATCGACTTTTGTATACGTGCTTCTTTTATTTCTGTATTAACCATTAATAATAATGCGACCACACTCTCAACCATTAATGTCCCCCGTTGGCTCTTACTTTGTCTTTAATATCTTCTAAAGTATTTTTAATTTTTTCTATGTCTTTCATAGCGTAGTTAATGTTGACGTTATTGTTTCTCATCGTCTCCATTTCTTTTTGTATATTTTCAACCTGCTCCGCAAGATGTTCCAGGATTAGGAATTGTTCTTGGTCTGTAGGTTTCTGCTCAGATTTTTTTAAGAGATCTGCATTGAATAATTCTCTTGATGTTTCTAAAGATCCAATACGACTTTCTAATTGAAAAAAACTTATGGTAGCAATAATAGCTCCAGCCACGATGGCTAAAAGGTTCTTGGCAGGGAGCTGTATGCCTGTGTTCTCTGAGAGCTTAAGTGACTTCATCTGCCACCTCTATTTCTTTTCTTCCAAGTTCTTTTCTTATGTTTATTCATACTAGAAAATTTAGGTTTTTTTCGCGTTGTTATGCTAGTTCTTTTTGGGATCCTTTCATGCGGAAGTTTATTAACATCAAACTTTACACGTGCCATTACTTTTTAAAGATATTAGAAATTTTTATACCAAAGCTAGCTGCAACGATTGCTCCAAAAATGTAAAATATTTCAGACGGGAGAGCTGCTAATACTTTAGCCCAGTTTAAAAATCTTTCTGTCTCACCAAATAAAGGTAACGCGAAGATCGCTAAAAAATAAATTAAAATTAAGTCATCCTTATATCCCGAATGCTCAACTTGTGCTTTTCTTACAACTTTACTTTCTTCGATCTCAGCTACCTGTCTGTTTTCTCTTTTTTGTAAATGAGCTGATAAAGCTTTTGTTGTATGACTTACAACTGTCTTACTTAATAATCCCCAAATCATATATTACTACTCGCCATTTCTGATGCTACCTCAGCGCATCGACCAGGTGTTTGCTTGTTCCATAAACTATCTAAGATCTGAGCTGAAGCTTCCTGGATGTCTCCATCTTTTAAAGCTTGCCACATCTTTTTAAATTTAGAAGTTCTAGGTTTACCGAGTTGATACACCATCTGAATGATGCAGCACTTTTGTATAAAGTTTAAAGATATTTCTCCGATAAGTTCTTCAGCGCCTTTGACAGCAATATTAAAATCTTTGTCAAAGTATTCCTCAGCAACTTCAATAGGATAATGTTTACCTTCAACAAGATCATCGGTAGGTAAAACCATATGACCATAGCCGAAAGTTGGAATGGATAAGCTATCAAGATAAATATGGTCTCGGTAACCTTCGTGTTTTTTAATTTTATTTTTAAGTTCTGTGTAGTCTGCCATAGTTCCTCTAGTTTGTTGTGGGTCAAAATTAAAAATTTTAACACCGAGTTTTCTTTGCTCAGCTGTTCGACTTCTGTTAATCTTTGATCCGTTGGATCTGAAGTTTCTTGTCTTAACATCATAAGCTTGATACTCCCCTGTAACCAAATCTAAAACCAATAGATCTATGGGTCCCCTACCACCAATAGGTGTGAATACTATTTTGTTTGGATCTTTAACGAAGTGAGCTGCTGCTAACAATTCAGTTTCTAAACCTTTAGCAGCTGTATTTCTATTTCGTAAAGTAGTAGACGATTGAGCCAAGTAAGCCTCCAACTAATATTATTATAGCTGCGGCTCCCTTACCTCTCGCCATATCTTCTTTAAGAGATCGAATATCTTTTCTCATTTCATCTATACTTTTAAATAAAGTTTTCATTCGCTCAGCACAGACTTTTTCGTGATAAGATATTCTAATAGCGTTTTCGTTTGACGTTGTTGATTTTCTTTTTCTAGGCATTGTTAGCTTTCACATAAGTACAGTTAAACTTAACAACAATTTCGTTTTTGTTAATTTCAGATCTGCCTATTTCTTTTGTTTTATTTATTGCTTCTTCATAACCCGATACTAAACAATCGTAATAACTATCGTGTTTTGAAAATGGAAAAGGATCTAAGCAACCCCCATGAATACTTGAACACAATATCATAGTGAGTAATACTTGCATTAGTATTGAAGTGAAACACCTCTTATTCTAGCATTTTTAGAACTAGATTGATTAGCAAAAGATATTTTATATTTCAACGAAGTACCTGCTGTACCTATTGTTAAATCATTAACCTTACACATTTTAATTCCTGTTGAAAAATCAGGTAAAGCTGTAAGTGTTGCTGTTGTATAATTAGAACCACCATCTGCTGATAATTGTAAAACTATATCTGTGTTTAATGCGTTAGTACCTGCGTTGTCTTGATAAGTAATAATAGCACCCATTTTATTTACACTTGATGGTGCTGTGATTGCGTTACTTTCGAATGAACCTGTTGCATTAACTGTAAGTAAAGTTTTTGAAGAGTGGTCGCCATTATTTGTAACACCTGATGCAAATGATGTACTGAAATATCTTGAATTACTTGTTGCTGCTAAACCAAAACCTATTAATGCTCTACCTGATGATGGAACATTGGTAACTGTTACTTTTCCTGCACTAGGTCTTAAATTGTTAGACCCATCTACTGCTGTTATTGTTATAGTATTCGTTGAAGAAACGTTTTGAACTACAAATCCTGCTTCATCAGTTCCACCATCATTATAATAGTGAGAGACGTGTGCGTCTGATATTCCATTTAAATTATAACTGTAGTTTGAGTTTCCTTCGTCAGAATAATTACTATTAAATGAACTAACACCAAAAGCACTTTCTGCTGTAGAATTTAAAAAATCTGTGTAGCTTGTATGAGATGTTCCAAACCAAGTTGTGTTTGATAAAGATGATTCAAAAATATTTGGGTCACTACCTGCTGAAATAGATGTATCGTTACTTATAATCATACCTAAAGCACTATACTGTGCGCCTGCTAAAGCTCCGTTGTTATCACCATTATTTATAAAAACTTTGCAAGTGAAATCACCTGATAAATCCCATAATTCATTTACTATACAACCACCATATTGCGAATTTTGAGCTTTAGGTGGATTTGCCATTGTTGAACCTACTTGTTCACCCCAACTTGGCGTGTTTACTCCACCAGAATAATTAGATATTTTTTCTATAGTTGGAGCAAATAATGTTGTAGTTGGTGAAACACTTGCAACATATTCATTATCATTTCTTGGTGCATTAGTATTAGAGGCTATACCTGTGCCATCTTGAAATACATCTACAAACATAGATTGAGTATTGTAAGCTGATTTGTTTTCGTTAGATGCTTGTCTTAATGCTATTGTAGAAATATCATTAACTATTTTATTGTCATCAAAAGATGTTGCATGTTGAGATACTGCACTAGCAGGTATTCTTGCGTCTGCAATAGAACCTGTAGTTATCTTACTAGCATCTAAATTAGGTATTTCACTTGCAGTTAATGTTGGTAAATCTGATGTAGTGAAACCACCTGCTATAATATTTGCTAATTCTCTATTTCTACTCATATTTTATTTTTCTCCATTTAAATTTTTCACCTCGCTGTACATGGTACGTTGTTATTTCCTACTAATGGTGCTTCTGCAAAAGCCATGTAGATATATGTATCATTTCCACCATTCCAAAGATTAGAAGCTGTACCTCTTAATTTAAAACCATTAGAAAGAATATCAACCCCATATGCTGTTGATGATTCTTCTGCTGTTGAAAGATTAGGATAAACTCTTTTAAGAGTTTCATTATAACCATCTCTTTTATTATCCCATAATATCCAATCACCTGTAGCACCATATTTTTTAGCAATAATAAAAGCTGGTTTAAATCCTGTATAAATAAATGTTCCATCAGTATTTCCGTTTCCTGTGTATGAACCCATAGC